GTTTATTTATACTTGATACGATTTTTTTATAATCTTCAATATCTTGTTTTAATTTTAAGTTGGTTTTATAATCTTCTATTTGTTGTAATAAAGTTTTTGGTGCTACTTCGGGCATTGAACGACTTTTAGTAAGCTTAAATGCTTTTTTAGTATCTTTGATTTTATTTTCATATTCATCTGTTATATTAATAATGTTTTGCTCTTTTTCGCTAATAGATTTATTTAAATTTTGTTGTAACAATTGTTCTTTTTCTAGTTTTTTACTAAATTCTAAAATACTGTTTTTGTGTAAAATAATCTCAGCATCCTTACTATTAATAATGTTATTGAGATTATCAATAGTTTTGGTTAATTCTAATTCTATATTTTTATTCTTTATATCAATATTAAGATTATTAATTATTAGTTGATATTTGTTAATTTCTATATCTTTATTTTTTATAATAGCGTTTAGGTTACTAATTTCATTAGTTTTACTATTAATGCTAGTGTTTAGATTATTAATAATGTTTTGACGATTAGTAATCTCAGCATCCTTACTATTAATAATGTTATTGAGATTATCAATAGTAAGCTGTTTCTGATCAACAACTTTATTATTACTTAATTTTGCGAGTTTCATAATTTTACTCGCCAACCTAACATGATATTATGAACTCCGTACCCATTACCCCCTTTAGAGGAAGCATTACTAGATAATTTAGCTATATGTTTATCAAAATTAAAATAATTATAAGATATTTCAACGTTGCTACTATCTGAAACTTTGAAATCAAGACCAGTAGTTAATTTACAAACAAATTTTTGATGTTTTGATTTTAAGCTTTCTAGAGCTATTTTTGTTTCTGGTTCATCAGTAGGAATACCATAACCATTATTTTTTATATTAATGAAAGCAGTACCAATTCCCCCACCAAAAAATGGAGTAACATTACCAAATGTTGCAATATCCTTGTACATATTAATCATCAAAGTATCAACTTTGTTTTTTCCTTGTATCAGAAAAATATCATTGTTAGCATTCGTAGATTTTTCTTGAGTGTGAAATAAAAAATAATAATCAAAAGCCAGTTCTACTTTAATTGAATCAGTTATATTATAACCAATAGCCGACTCAACAACGGGAAAACTTTTTTTTAAATTAATTTTACCTTCAAAATCACGACTAGCAAATGTTGTAGAGTTAATATGATTTAAACCTAAACCTCCTTTTATGTAAAAGCTATTGTTATCTGCTAGTGTTAATGTAGAAGACATTAATAAGCTTGTAGTAATACCTGTTTTTATAAAATTTTTAATCATTTTAAATCTCCATAATTGTAATAGGATAAGTTGCTTCAACGATTGTTTTTTTCGTTATATATTGTGGGGTTTTTATTCCTTTGACATCTTCAATAGTTACTTCTCCGTTTGTCCAAAATACAAGAAAATCACAAACATATTTGACACCACCTTTTAAATGAAAAGGCACTTGTCTCAAGAAAAATAATATCTCTTCTTTTTCTTGTAAGAATTTAAGCTCTCTATATCTCTTGCGCTCCTTTAATGAGGCAAATTTAATTCCGTCATCTTCGCAGGGTTTGGCTTTGAATTTATGTCTTAAGATTGCCATAATGCAAGCTCCGCCTGTCTTCTTCTGTATAACCCAACAGAAAACTCTTTTTTTATTTTTACAACCCCTCGTTCTTTACTAAAAAATTCGTCAGCTGCCCCGTTATAATCTCCAGCATTTAATTTTCTAAGTCCTGAGCTTATCTTAAAATTATATGCTCCCCAGTTGTATATAAGGCTCACCAGAGCATCAAATTGACCTTGACTTATGTTTACCTTTACAGAAGAATTTATAGCGTTCTCTGTCCCTTTAACGTCGTTTTTCAATAATTGTTCTGCTTTTTCTCTAGTCATGCGAGAAGCGGCTTTTGTCAAGGCAACTAATTTTTGATCTATAACATGGCCATAACCTATAGTAGGCAACCCAGCAGGGCATATATAAACATAATCCTTAAATCCTTCAAATTGCTTGATTAGATCAAGTCCTTTTTCTGATACTTTCATTAATGCCATCTTACATATTTAGGAAAATAGCTTAACTTATCTTCTGATTCTTCTTCTGGAGTTTGCGGTGTTAAATCAATATTTATGCCTGTTTGTTCTTCTATGACTTTCTCTGATATTTCTTCAACAGGATTGTCATGATACCAAAAATAAGCTGACAGCAGACCAATAATTATAGCAGCAGCAATAATAAAGTATCTGCTAAAGATAATAGTTTTTAATAATTCTTTCATGAATCACGCTTTTTATAATTAACAAACTGCGAGATTTTTTAAAGAATTATAAAATTGAATAAAAAAGAAATCAGGGATAGTAATATCCCTAATTTCTACTCGCAAGGTGTATAAAAATACCCTACGAGTATAGCATACTTATAGCTTTATGAGAACTTAAATATTAATTTATTGGGCACTTATTTTAATTTCTTGTTTTGTTAGCCTATTTCTTTCTTCTTCCGATACATCAGGCATGCAACACGTACAGCTACAAAGAGTTAACATACACGTTATTATAGTAATAGAAATTTTAGCCTTAATCATTTTTTACCTCCTTTATTATTAAATTATTATGCCGCTTCTACCTCTTGCGAATAATTATATTGTTTATTAATCCATTCAATACAAGATAGTTGCTTTTCTTCCTCTAAATCAGCAATACTTTCAACTCCCGCCTTAATGCACCATTTATTTATTACTTCACTTGGTACATCATGCAATTTAACAAGTTCTAGTAATTCGGCTAAAGTTTCACTTGGCTCTAGGGATTTTACCTCTTCCTCCTGATGAGATAAAACAGAATCAAGTTTGCTACTTACTACTTGAGCCTTAGGTGTTACATCCTTAGTAGCCATTGCAACATCCTCTATTTCTTCAACCATGTGCATACCGTTTAGAACCTCTGGGGCATGTGTTCTAATAAGTAAGGTAGCTGCTCTGTACCTTAGCATTAATTCTGGCAACGTCCTATATTTAGGGTTTTTAGTCCAATTTTCGGCGATGGCTTCCCTCATAGTTATAGTATAGGATATTTCCTCACCAGTTTTTTTTAGGTTAGTATAGGCGGTAACCTTTAAATCTTCACCGCTACCATCAACTCTATAACGTATACCGCTATCAAATAAGCCGCTACCATTAGCTAGAGATATTGCAAAGCTACTAACCATTCCAAGTTTACCGCTTACAACATAAGTATTCTGCATTATTTGCATTGGGTCTAGGTTCATTCTGTAAGCTGTCTGTACTGCAATAAAAGTGTTCTCTGGTTTTCCTCTATAATGGCTTGGTACAATATCAGACTTAGCCATGATGCAAGCGAATTTATACGCTTTATCCATTGCATCAAACATATTCATTGATGTATTAACTGTTGCTATATTACTCATTTTTTACCTCCTAATCTTTATCAAAAAAGTGTTTTAGTGTGATTGTTCCTATTATTACGAACAGAATTAGAATTACCGATATTACAAATATTTTTGTTACCATTTTATTACCTCACTTAACTAAAAATACTCTTGATTGCTTTGCGACATTGGCATATTTCAAATACATTTCCTTTGCCTCTTCCTTAAATCTCTTAAGATCAAAGCATGATCTAGGTGCTGTATTTTTCCATGTAGCTATCACATTGCCGTTCTCATCTATCAGCACATCGTAATCCCGCATAAATTCCTGAATTTCAACCTTTAATTTTTCAATGGTTTTTTGTATTTGCTCTTCTGACATTTTTGCTATTTTTAATTCTTCAAGTTTTGCAATTATATCATTTTGAGCTAATATTTCCTTATTATTGCTTTGTGGAAATAAATTAAACGTATCTCTAGTATTAACACATTTAGGCGGTATCCTTTTTTCTATATGGTTATTCCAGAAATTAACGCCTATTTTGATTATTTTGTCTTCTAAATCTTTATTCTTATTATAAGTGTATATTCTAAAATCTTGACCACCAATTAAAACTGCTATATCTACTTTAGGGACATTACAGATTGCGCTGTAGTAAGCTACTTGTACGAGATACGACTCAGGGATTTGGTCAGTGCCTGAGTCTCCCCATTCTTTGGCTTTGGTAAAACCTGCTGTTTTACATTCTAAAACAAATTCTTTATTATCCACCCACCGATCAATATTAGCTCCTAAAAATTTATGTTCAGGGTGGTATATTGTATTTGGTTCTATATTTACAATATAACCTGTATCTTCACTGTAAGCTCTAGCTACAACATCCTCTAAAAGACTACCCCACCTCATAGCGGCGTTAATATCTTCGCTAATATCATTACTGGTTTTATCAAGATATACATCAAGAGCAGTCCTATAAGGATTAAGCCCGCAAATAGCAGCTAAATCAGTGCCACCTAAATAATTTTTACGCTCTCTTAACCATTCTTGCCTGTTCATACCGCTATTCTTCTTGAATACATATAATCGCTATACATAAGGTCTCTGCTTTTGCGCTCGTTTTCCTTATAGCTTTCTATTTCCTGTTCTAGAGCAATAGGGTCGTAGTCAGATATTTCCCAGTAAATTCCAAGGTCTTTGGCCTCTTCAAGTAGCATTTCGTAATGATCTATCTTGTGGCTTAGCTCTAAAAAATCAACATTATAACAATTGTAAGGAATGTTATACTTATCTGCCCTTGCCATCTGTTCTTTAATAAAAGCTTTTCTAGCTCTAGCTCCAATTCTTGTAAAAGTTTCTTTAGTAGAATCTGAAAACTCTACCTTGTCCTCTTTTGCTTCATGGAATTTAGGAGTTTCTGAAATAGACCCGTGTAAGGCTTTTTTACTATTTCTTTGAAAATAAACTTTGCCAGCTTCTTTTAAAGCTTCCAGATTAGAAAGCAGTTGTAGAGCCTTTTTAGGCGTGATTACTTTATTTGTCATTGATAACTCGCAAGAAGTAGATTTGTAAGTTATTGTATCACACTCCTCATCTTTATTCAAATTTTTAGCGGTTAAAATATCACGGGCAAGAGCTAATCCCTCTAGCTGTTTTAAAAAAGTCTCTTGCGCTTTGTTATTATTATTTGTAATCTGTAAATTCATTTTATTGCCTCCAATTAAATGAAACGTGTTATATTGGCTAGCGGTTTGTCCTGCGAAAGAAAAACCACTAGCAAGTAAGCCACAAACTAGAGCTTAGGTCTTTATGATTTAGGCTCTTTTTTTTATGCTTTCGTGGGTTACTTAAATATAATAATATATAAGATTAAAATATTTGTCTAGTATTATTTTAGATTTTTATAAAAATACTCTAGATATAAACAGAACACCCCTCAATGTGACTTTTTTACCAATAGGGATAGAGTGGGAAAATCTTGAATTAGTTATTTATCTGAATAAAGATCCCATGTGTGAGCATCATTATTTTCCAGTTTTTTTACTCTTTCATTTAAGGAGTTAAAAAGATTTTGTAGGCGTACAATTGATTGATCTATTGCTGAAACTATCGTTATAACATAATATACGCAAATTATAGCAATAATAAAAATACTCCAACTCATTAATTATGCTCCATTGCTTTTTTGTTCTGATATAACTGTAAAATATAGTCCAATTTTTCTGAATTTAGTTTATAAGAATCTTGCCTTTCAGCTAGTTTTCTAATTTTAGTTATCAAACCTTCTTGAGTAAATTTTTTTATATTAAGGTATATAGAAGCTCTTGATAAACCTGTCTTTTCTGAAAGATAGGTCGTTCCTACTGTTACAACGTCATCAATGGACAAACCAACTAATATTTTTAAAATATCTTTTTGTCCTTTTGTATACATTTCGCAAACATTTATAGCTGCTAATAACAGTGGTTTATTATTTGAAATGTTCATTTTTGCATATATTTTTTTAAATTAAATTACATTAATATATAATCCTTTTTATAAAAATTTCAAGGGAAATAAAAATAATTGTTGACACAAATAAAATTAGTGTATAATTTTATTATATGAGGGAACTTAAAACCCTAAAAGTTACTATTATTTCAATTAAATAAGGTATCATGGCTCTACTTAATACACATGCTACAGTAAAAAAATTTATGCAACATGGCTTTTCTAAGGAACAAGCCAAGGTTGTAGTAGAGGCCATAAATGACCAAAACAATCATCTAGTTACTAAACAAGATTTAGCAATTGCCGTTTCTGAATTAAAATCAGACATTGCTGAGTTAAAAACTAATATAAAATGGATTATGGCTATTGGTCTATTAATTGTAGGTATTTTGCTAAAAAATACCTTTATTTAATTATTGTGTAGTAAAAACCTTTATGCTACACTGTTGTTTAACATTTTTAGATAGACTGCAAAATTGAAATTGGGTTTCAGGATTATCTGTTATATTACTTGCTAGGTTCTTGCGATTGTTGAGTTCTTGGTTTTTGTAAAAAAAAAGAGTTCCTAAATAAAATTTAAGAACTCTATTTTAAATGTTTTATTCTTTTGAGGCTGAGGGGCTTTAAATTTGAATAAAAACAACAACTACATACAAAAACCAACAATAACAATAACAATAACAATCGTAATATTTAGTTTTATGAAGCCTTTTTTTAACCAACGAGGCTAATACTAAAGAAAAGAACCTTGCGAGTATGAGAACCTTAGTAAAAGCCAAATACTAGGGAACAGATAATTGTGTTATATGCTTCCGAGTATCTTCGTTGATACAGCGAACAGATTACCATTCTTTTTTGTAGCTGTCAATACAGTAATTGCAAAAAATATATGGTTACTAGAAATTTTTTATCAAAAATTTACTCTTTATTAAGAATTGACGGGGAAAGGTTATTTTACGTTGCCTTATCTGCTGAAGAACCAGAAGAAGACGGATTTTTCTTTTTTCAATGTGAAGATTGGTCAGAAAGATACGGCATTCCTAAACCAACTATCAAAAGATATCTAAAACATTTAGAAGATCAAAAACTTATTATAAGAGAAATCAGGGGTTTATCTGAAGATGGCTATTATCCCATCACAAGAGGCGGCCCTCATTCCTTTATTAAGGTACTCCCTCCAGAGACGGAAAATGATATGACATTTTTTGGTTATTTTCATCAACTTGAAATCAAGGAATTACCAAGATCAGGTAAAGTCATCAATGCAGTTTTCAAGGACGTCTACAATCTTCAGGACACTATTAGATTTTCCTATGCTTTCAAAGATTTAGAAGAGCGGGATATAGACTACAAAACTTTAAGAAGTATGGAAACTGGCGAGCAGGTAGTTTTTAAAGGGTGCGTTAAAAGGAACACAGAAAACAGACCTTGGATAGTAGATATGTGGAAGATCAGACCAGCATGGGAGTTTTATGCAGACAGAAGAAATTAGAACGATAGCAAGGAGGCTAAGGAGGGTTTTAGCCTTAACGGAAGAAACGCCGATGCACATGTATTTCTGGGACGATCTAAATACTTTGCTCAATATTTTAAGAGCAGAAGCGGGAATCAGTATTGAAATAAAAACTATAGCAGAAAGATTAAAAAGAAAATCGGGAATAGGGGAGCAAGCCTTACTTCGTGGAGTTTTCTGGGATGATTTAGATACATTATTAAACTTAATTTTAGAGGTAGATAGTGAGTAAGGCGGTTGTCAATAAAGTAAGAGCAAAAACTAAAAATAAAGCCAGCGTTGTTTATATTAATTCTTATAAAAAACGTAATATTGTTAAGTCTTATACTAAAACTGATGATGATTGGCTTGATATTCCAAGAGCTGACGCCCCTAATAAAACTCTAGCAGAAAACAGTGCAAGATTATGTGGGAAGATAATATATGAATTACACAAAAATCATGACAGACCAGTATATTTAACTAGTCAATGGTTTAAAAAAATCACAAAAAAGCAAATACATCAAAACGTTAGATTAAGAAAACAGCTAAGCCATATTTTTAATTTTGTTTTTCATCACTCAATACAAGTAGAGGGAGAAATCCTATTTAATGTCTATGAAGTTTCTTACACGCTAGATGCTTATAATATTTTAAATTTTAAAGATGAAAAAAAGGAGTGCAATACCCCTCCAATAGCTAGTGCAAATAAGCTTTCAAGTGAGAGCAAAAATGCTCAGAGGTATGAGCAAAAATGCTCATCATATATAGATAATAAAGAAAAAGAAGAACACCCTAAAGGGTGTAATTCTTCTTTTTCGGATAATGAAAAATTAAAAATAAAAAATTCAAACGAAAACGAAAATCAACACGCAACTTTTGCTCCTTGCAACCTTGCGGAGCAGGAGCAAGTTGCTTTAACTGCTAAGCAAGAAAAAGCAATCGAGCTGGATAGAAAACAACGAACCAGCGAAAATACTGGCATGTTCGCTATGTCTGAACTGATGGGCAAAGTGCTAAATGAACCACAAAAGGAGGAGGAAATACCCGAAATGAAACCCGAAGAATTACCATTGCTTACCGATAAGCAGGAAAGAGCAATACTGCTCTCTCGAGCTTTATGGCAAAGTTTTGGAGAAGAGCGATCAAACGAAATACAGGACGATTACAAGTTTGTTGAACAAGACGAGCAAAAAGTCTGTATTCAAACCAAAGCAATGCTGTTAAACGACATTGAAAAAGCTAAAATTCGCAAATGTCTCCAGTCCGTTTACGGCGAAGATGTAACGATAGCAATGCAGCTTATTGAAGCAAAACCACAGGCGGGGAAAGTAGTAGAAACCATGCCATCATATCAGAGGCAAAGCTTCCAAACTTTCAAGGCGGCTATTCCTGATACAAGATTAATCAATCTGCTAACAAATCCCTTGGTAAAAGCTGCTGAAAACTCAAGGGGAATCATCATCGAAGCTGCGCCGTTCTTTATCGATCAGCTAACAGAAGCTGGTAACATGGCAGTCCTTGAGGATGCTGTGGTTAAAACTAGAATAACTCTAGAACTGAACTACAAAGGAACAAGCAGTGAATATGCTAACAATACCAAAAAGCCAATTGTTCTAACCCCTGAGAAAATCCTTAAGGATAGGGAATGGCTGGAAAATCATAGAAAATCATTACAGGAGAAAAATAATGGAATTTAAAGAAGCCTACAAAAAAGGACTAAAAACTGGGAAAACTATAACCAATGGTAGCTATACATTAAAAATAACTAAAGAAGGATTACAAGCTACCGATGTTATGGGATGGAATACCCCGCCATCGATAATTGAAATATTTTTAAATAGTTTTGAAGATAACTGGGAAATAGCAATGGAGGAGTAAATGAGTGAATTAGAAGATATAAAATACATGGCAATTTGCAATTTAAGAGAAGCGATTAAAAATGACGTAGAAGAATATAACCTATTCCGTCAAACGCCTTATATTGCAAGTGATAAATTTGATTTTTATCGTCAGTATCTATTAAAACAAATAGAACAAAATATTGAAGAATTAAAAGAATTAGTGGAAGGAAATAATGAGTGAACTAGAAGCTAGAAAATACACGTCAATTCGCAATTTAAGAGAAGAGATTAGGCAGGATATGAGAGATTATCAACTCCTATGTAGTGATGATAATAACGGAAATTACTATTTTCCACTTATTAATGAGTTATCTGATCATGATGTTATAGGTTTTTCTTTTACTTTAGAAAGTAAATATTGTTGGTTCTATGACCATTTAAAACAAAAGATTAAGGATAATTTAACAAAATTAAGAGAATTAACGGAGCAAAACAATGAGTAAATGGAACAATTTTAACGATGCAGAAGAGCAAATGTCATACGAACTAATACCACATAAAACTATAGCAAAAGTCCGCTTGCTAATAAAAAAAGGTAATCATGTAACAGATGAATTTAAAGATGGATGGGCTACCTTAAGCAAAGCAGGAACTAGTATATACTTAGCTTGTGAATTCGTAGTTTTAAGCGGTCAGTACGAACATAGGAAAGTCTGGGGTAATATTGGCTTACATAGCGATAACTCACCAAAATTTGCTGATATTGGTAGAAGAACAATTAAAGCTATTCTTGATTCTGCTCATGGCTTACATCCAGCAGACAAATCACCAGAAGCAGAAAAAATGAGAACGATTAAAAGCTTTGCCGATCTTCACGGCCTAGCTTGTCTTGCAGAAATTACTATCAACGATAAAGGCGATCAACCACGTAATGAAATAAAAACTTTTATTACTCCAGCTGGTTCTATCTATAATGATTTTATGGACGAGAGAAGCGGGAAGTTTGCAATTGATTATGGCGTAGCTAATAAGCAAACTAATGATGATTTTGCTTCTGATGAGCTACCTTTTTAATATTGCATATATGTAACAAAAATTGTAAAATGTTAACAAATTAATAATAAATATGACTTTAATAGATTACGTAAAATTAGGAAATATTACTAAAATACAGGAACTAATAGATCAAGGCGTGGATTTAAACGTGCAAGATGAATACGGCTATACACCTCTTATATGGGCTGCAAGTTATAGCAAACCTGATATGGTTAAATTATTATTAGATGCTGGAGCTAATAAAGATATAACAGATATAGATAAACATAATGCTCTATATTGGGCTAATTATTATGGTCATCCAGAGGTAATTGATCTTCTTAATAAAAATTTAGATGGTAAAAAAGTATTAACTAAAAAGAAAAAAGGTAAATAAAATGGCATTTCCATCAAATATACAAACAAAAATTAATGAATTATTAACTCTTCTCGTACAAGCAGGAGATAGTGTTAATCTGGATTTATTACTTGCTAATAATTTTATGCCTGATGGTAATGATAAGCCAGATTTAATAACAATAGCCGCAGGAATAGGAACTACTGGCGATGATAGAGATCAAGTCCTTGCGGTACTACTTAGAAACGGAGTTAAATAATGGATACTTGGTTTCTTGTGAATGGTCTTATAATTGGATTTCTGGTTGTATTGTTTGGCATTATAGCTATTCGTGAATTGATGAAATAGTCTGAAAAAAACAGGGAGAAACAGGGATATACTGATGGCAAAAGCAAATCATACATCTTTTAAAAAAGGGCAGTCAGGTAATCCAGCAGGAAAGCCTAAAGGTTCTATTAGTGAGCATCGTAAAAAGTTTGCAGAAATAGCAAAGATGGCCGCTAATGATGCCCCTGTGGTATATCAACAAATACGTCAATTCATGGAATTAGGAGAGTCTTGGGCTTTCCAGCTGTACATAAAAGATATTGTCCCTAAAAAAGCTTTTCAACCTGTCGTACAAGTTAAAACAGAAGAGGGTAAAACTAGACTAGAAACTGTAACCGCTGCTCTATCTGGCTTTACTGAGCTAACACATGAGGAAGCTATGGAAGAAATCAAGGCGTTTAAGAACGCTCCAGAGAAAGAAGAGCTAAAAGAGCAGGGCGAAAGTGTGCTTAACTTACTAGACGGCGATAAAATAGATCAAATCTATGAATGGCTCGAGGAGGCTAAGAACAAAAAGCTTGAAAACTAGGGGCCAATAAATTATACTGTAATTGCGATGTACTGTTGTGTTATCAGCAAAAGAAAAGACGGATTCACTCCCCGTCTTTTTTTATGCCTAAAATGTAAGAAAAACGACCGTTTTGTAGACACGTTTAAAACTGCCTCTTTATAAACCTAAAAGCATCTAATAACTCATTCCGATTATCTATACTAGTTTTACCCCTATAATTTATCTTTTCTTGTAGTAAATTTATCACAACTATAAAAAACTTTATAATTACCTAAAAAGTAACTAGACATTACTTAAAAAGTATTGTAATATGTAATTACAACAAATTAAAGGAGTGAATAAAATGCAAAAATTTCAAAAATACACACAAAACTTAAGACATGATGATGAATTTGTTTATTCATATCAAACAAAGGTAGCTAAAATAGATTATATAAATAATACATTATACAGACTTGGTTATTGGTCTCGGACAACAAGTAAGCATATTAATTACGCAGCTGATAGGTTAGGTTTAAAAGTTATGAATATGGAGGGTTAAAATGATGAGCAGATTTAAAAAACTATTATTAGAAGAAAACCTGAAACCTAAATATGAAATGAGAGTAATACATATACCCAATAAAGGTAAAAACGCTTCGGATGATGATATAATCCATAGCGAGCTACAATTTACAAGCTTAACGGATTTCAACTTCTTTTTGTTATCTGATCATTACGACAAAATTGTTAACAGTACTGATGATAGAATAATAGTTGTTAATCTTGAAACAGACGAGATTGTTTTTGATACTGATAAAGACGATTAAGGAGTAGGAATATATGGATAAAACACAAGAACTAGAAAACGAGATAGTAGATTATATCATGGATAATTGGGGTAGTAACGAAACAGAAGTAAAATTAAATTATCTCAGGTTGTTAGTAAAAAAATATTATGAGGCAAGAAAATGAATTTTATTAAAGCGATAGAAAACGCACAAGAAAAAATTAGTAAATTAGGAGATGATTTAAATGATGTTCGTTTTGAAATACATAGAACTTCTTGGAAAAGTTATGCAACTCAAGATGATTTTAAAGATATAGTTATTCTTATTGATAAAGATGGGATTCAAAGAATGTCTAAACATGATAGTAAAAATTGTGGTCTTACATTAGAAGACTTAAAGGCACAGGATTGGGAGGTTATGGAATGAATTTTATTGAAGCGATAAAAGCAGCTTTAGATGACAATAAAATACGGCGTAAAGATTGGCATTATACACATTATATTTATCATAGCGGTTTAATGCTAGAATTTGGTTGTTTTAAAAAACAATTTGTTTTTGATGATTTGCAAAAATCTTATGCAGAATATTTAAAAGCGGAAAAAAAATACCAAGACTATTTAGATTTTGAAAGAATGAAACTTACAAACGCTGGTTATGTATATTATGTGACTAAATCCCTTAATCTAGACGTAAGAGATTATTTAGCTGACGACTGGGAAATAGTTAATGAAAAATTACATCAAATGAATACAGGAAATTTTCAATGGAATGATTGGAAGGTGGTGGAATGAGTGATTATATAAAAAATAAAATTGAAACTCAAAGAAAAATCCGGGAACAAATAGAAATTGAAAGCAATAGAGAATATGTAGATAAAATGACTAAAGAACAAAAAAACATTGTACACGTTGAACTAGACCCAGAGCTATTGGAGAAAATAGATAGGGAAGCGGCAAAAGACTTGCGTACAAGAAAAGCACAGGTGCTTTATATTTTAAGAGAACATTTTAAAGATTAATTGCAATCGTTGTAAATCATGTTGTAGCCTATAAATTCGGTTTGCTGTTGATTATTACAAATCGTGACAAGTAAAATACACAAAAAGAGGGAATAAACAGAAATTATTCCCTTTTTTATTGTTTTAGTATTTAAAAGTTATATCCTGAAATTGTATAGTTATGTCATTCCTGCATAATTATATACGGTTAGTAAAGGCGAGCAGTTTCTCAATTACCTGCTCGCTGAATTGTTTATATTAAGTTATTTATATTTAATATGCCATCTCAAAAAGGATCAAAATATTTAAATGCAAAAACCTCCTCTATCCTATCCCAATATACTTTAGAACAAATACAAGAATGGCTTAATAGTGGAGAGTTCAAATATAATATAGCCAAAAAACTTGGTGTATATCCAAGTGCTTTTAATCTATTTATGAAAAAACATAATTTGACTTACACACAACCGCCTTTAAGAAGATATGGCAAACAATATAAATCTAAGAAAAAACAATTAGAGTTGATTGCTCCTCCTCCTAAAATAGATGCTGATGAGGAAGCATTAGAGCGTTTTAAAGAAGAGTTTGCTGAAAGAAAACAAAAGAGAACGTTAGAAGAGCTTAAAACTGGCGGTTATGAATGAAATGTAAATATTGCATGCAGACTAATGTAGTAAAGCATGGGTATGTTACTTTTGAACAACAGTATAAATGCAGGAATTGTAATAAATATTTTACTTATACGTCAATAGATGATATTGACCCGCAAGAAGTACAACGTTTATTAAGTAGTGGTGTTCATAGATACGCAATTGCTAGAGAGTATGGTTGCACTAATACAGCAATAAATAGATATATAAAAAAATATAATCTAATAGAATCTAAAATAATTAAATTAAAATTTAATAACAAAAATGAGGTAGAAAAATGAGTAATATATTTGATAAAAAAGTAAACATTATTAGTTTTTTAATTTTGACAGGACTTACTTATCTATTAAATTTTTGCAATAAAATATATGAATGTGCTTTAATATTTACTTGTATAATTTTAGTTACAAATTGTATTACTTTTATATCTAATAGAAATAATAGTTTAAAACAATTATCCTTAGCCACTTTAGTAAGTTTTATTGCATTATTCAAAATGCCTTCTTATATCGAT